CCTTAATGTCACCAGACATTGATATTTCTGTGTGTAACCAAAAAGCTTGAGCTTGTTTTAACCACCCCTCGTTGTAATATTCTGGGTACTCAAACGGTTTATAAGCCACCCGTGGCGTGAATAATCCCATTATTTTTCTTTTTTCTCTGTTAAACTTATTTTTAATTTTTCTAAAGCTTTATCATAATCAGGCATCTCTTTAATCAGTTCCATAGTACCTATACATAGATCTTTTAAATTACCTAGTTCTTGTACTATCTGATTGTTTGCCTTACCTAATAACTCTACTTTATTAAATAATTCTATCAATTTAGATTCTTTCATATTTCCTTATAATCTATTGTTATACATAATTCAATAAAAGGTATGTAAAGTACGTGCTCTACAAAGTTTTCTTCGGGGTAACTTCTAGCACCTATTAAAATACCAGGATATAATCCAATATCAATGCCCCATCCTACAATCTCTCTCTTCATTTAAATAATATTTAAGCATTTTCATGTGAAACTTTATTCTCTCTGCGTAATATTCAGGTAGTGTAAAAACCGTGTTTTCTTCCAATTCTGTCAATTTCTTCATATTTAATTGCGCCTGTTTGTGATTTAATGTAATTATTTATGTCCTTCTGCACAGCTCTCTTAGTATACATCATCCTTGCTTGCTTCTTCTGTGCTCTTTGATCAAAATCATCGTCTGATCTACTTCCTTCTGGTTTTGCGGTTTGTAAAGTATCTTTCCAATCTTGTTTTTCGTAAGCCATAGTTTAAATAATTTCCATCTTAAAGGGAAGGACTCATTAGCTCTCCCCTTACATTCTATTATATAGTCTTTTCCAACAAAGTCAGGTGTATATTTAATTCCCAAGATTTTCTTTTGCCCTCGGTTAGTATACTCACCTTTCCCATTTGCTTGTTTTTCGTAAGATACATTTGTAAAATCAAAACTTTCGACCAACTGGAAAACCTCATTTTCATAACCTTCAAATAATTTATCTTTTTTTAAAGCCATATATGTATAGCGCTCCAAACCTGATGCAAAATTAATTCCATCAAAAGTTATCTTCTTGGACTGTACTGGTCCTTTCTTTCTAGATTTTTTCTTCATTAAGTTCGGTTAGATTTATACCTAGCCCAAGCTCTATTAGGTGCAAGTTCAGGAGGTGGTCCTGGGTCTGGATAAGCACTTATAGTTTCAGGATCTTTAACTTCAATCTCCTTAACAAAAGTACCATTTAACATCTTACCTTTACGGTTTATTATCTCAACATAAGCCGTCTCAATACAATCTTCAATAGCAAAACCTTCTAGGTGTGCTAAGTTAGTTAACACAACAACCATATCACCTATAGCATCTTTAATCTCAGGTTTATCTTTCTTAAGTAACCCTTGAGCTAACTCGCCAGCTTCTTCCATAAGTTTCACATACTGAGTGTGGGAATTACCTTTATCAAATATACCTCTTACCTCCGCCCAAGAGCGGATAAGATTGAATATATTAGATATAGTAATGTCATTTTTAACCACGTTAGTGTTCGTTTGCTTTTGGAAAGGACCAGCTTCATACAGTGCTTTATTATAGACATAACTTCTAGATTTATTAAACATTGATTCTTGGACATTGCTTAATACCCAATCTATCTTATCTGTTGAATCCATAACAACATCTCCATACTGAGTAGACCAACTTAAACTTTCTAGAAAATTAGCATCAATATCTCCAATAGATATAGCAAATGTTGTTGTTTGATCTGTAACGTTTATATCTTTTTTCATTGGTTCTTTAAATAATTTATGGTAAGGTTTAATATCTACTTTATAGCCTAAGTCTTCTTGTAAAGTTCTTTCAGCATCAGAAGCTAATCTTATATCATCTGATTCAAATAGTATTTCATACTCACCAGGTTTAAACCCTTGTTGTTCTGTAACTCTCTTTTTAATGTTACTAGTGCATCCTATCTTCTTCCCAGGTATGTGATACACTTTATACTTACCTGTCGATACTGCCGTACTCATTAGTATATTTTATCAAAAACCAACATAGTATAGGTTTTATCGTCTATAATAGCAGATGCAAACCCAACTTCAGTACATTCTGAACAAACTATTTGATCATACGTGAAGTTATCTTCACCTGGAACTATAAGACCTATAATAGCATCTTTAAAATGATTCTTTGATTCTCTGTTAGTATACCAGTATATCTCACCTGTATCATCTAAGCTAGCAATATACTCTCCTTTAATAGATATTGAATCTAATCTTGAGCTAGCTATCTTACTTAGTCTTGAGCTTAAAGCTAAAGGTTCTAACAATGCATGATTTCTAACTGAATTAGTTAGATCAAGAGCTACTTCAATCTTAAACTTTCTTATATCTTTCTTTATATCCCATGATTGAGAAAACATAATCGCTGGGAATAGTATTAATAATAGTAATTTTTTCATTGTTTAAATTTTAAATTAATTAATCAAGTACATCGCTACTTGGGAATGCTCTAGTTAGCATAGCCTCTTCAATCTCATCTGATAAGCATCTCTTAGCAGATTCAATATAAAGTAATGCATCCATAAGTTCTTCTTGAACATCTACCAGAAATCTATTAAGGTCTTTCTTTTGACCTACGATTTCTTCCATCATAGTAGCACCATATTTCTTCTGACCAATCAAACTACGTTGATCCATCTTCTTAAGTACGGATATTACTATTTCGTCTTTTGTTTCTATCTGCATTTTACTTGATTTTATTGTTATAAAGGTGTAAGTTATGTGCATAGTGGTAATACTCTCCAATATCAATAGAGAGCCTGTCTGCAACTAATTTCTGTAAGTATGAAAAACAGTACTGATCAACACAAAAACCGAACCAGAGATCATTAGAACGCATCAGAACAGCCATATTAAGCTTATTGTTTAGTATAGTAAACTGAACAGCATAGGTACACGGAGTATCTTTCCTATACTTACTATGTTCTTTACCATCATAAATACTTATAGCAGCATGTCTAGTATCTTTATCATGCTTAAGTTTAGCTACAACGTAGTCTAATTGATAGTTACGCTCCCACTGGTATCCATAGTTAGAATTAACATGTCTATCTATAGCCATTCTCTCCCATATCAGAGGAACTTTACCATAAAGTTCTCCTAACTTATCAATGCTATTATCTCCAGATAAGTACCACTTCCATTCAGCTTCAGCATAACTTATATTAAATTCTCTCTCAGGGTCTCTTATGTGGTTGTCTAATGGATCCTCCATTGTAAAACCAACATTAAATAAAGCTTTAGTATCACTAAATTCAACACCATCGCTAACTATCTTTTTATAAAAGTATTCATATGCATCATTAGCACATTTAAATTTGTTTTTCATATTAAGGTGTTAATATATATTTATAAGCAACTACAATAAATAAAAAATACCAGCATAAGCATATAGCTTTTGTTATGTTCTCATATAGTTTATAATGTTTACTGTATTGCATTATGATCTCTAAGTTAACTAAAACAGATAACATTGCACAAGTTATAACAAGTGATTCTATTAACATAAATATTGGTTCTATTTTAGAATAAAAGCTTATAGCTAATATAGTAAATACAACAATAACAATTGAAAGTAGAAATGTTCTAGTACTAAAGTAATCGTAATTCTTCATGTTTTCTTTTATCATAATAATACTTCTTCATATTATATAGTTCACTCCAAATGTTATCTACAATATAAACTGTAGGTGTCTTATATATCTTTTTGTCACTTCCAAGAGATATAGCAATTCTCCACTCTGATGGGTTTGGACCTTGAGTAGTTGGCCAAGGACTTATTCTTATATCATTATTGATACAGTAATTATCCCATAGCAACTGTTCTTCGGTAGGTACAAACTCATCTCCTAATCCTATATGCTTAGCCTTCTTGTTAAATTTAGGATTCCCACGGAAGGTCTTCATTCGATATATCTTTTAAAGGTTCATAATCGCCACTCATTCTGTTCCATTTGAAGTGCGCTTCTGCTTGGTTTTCACCGAGGTTTTGGAACTTAACCTTAAGAACCTTAACCTTAACTGTGTTATTAGTATAATTCCTATGAACAAGAAGCCCATGATAACTAGCATCATACCACTCGCCACCTCCTTTAATACTATACATAGTCGGCTCATCAATTGTTCCATCGTCTTTCTTATACATTTTAGTTGGGTGTGCTACAACTATAACAAGAACATCATACTTCTTTGCAAAAGTTTCTATTCTAGCTAAGTACTCCATTGTAGCATCAGGAATACTCATCGCGGTAGAGCCATTCATCTTAACTTTATTGAATGGATCTATAACTAGACATTTAATGCCTTTACGTTTAACAAGCTCTGCACCCTTGGCGAGCACAGAGTCTAAGTCATAACGTTCGTTTTCTATGAAATAGAAATTATCATTAA